ATGATCGAAGTCGGATTTGTAATTCAACAGAGGCCGTACCCACCAGATTGGATCTTTGCACAAGACACACCAAACTTTGCACCAGCACCTGAATTATGGAGATGGATCAAGTCTATATTTCTCAATCCTGAACATAAGCTTTTTAACCCTGATCATGCCCACTTGGGGGCGTTCTACTATCCGCAGATCGCCGTGATGTGGGCTAAAGGTGGATTTAAGAAGCAAGGTCGGTTTGTGGTTGGCCAAACTGAAAAGATCATGATTAATGCCAGTGGATGGAAGAAAGAACGGCAGGAAGAACAGTTTTATCAATGGTTCAATGATTTGCCTGATTACTTAATTACAATTGATGCAACTTATGCCCAACATGCAAACGATGTTGATTTCTGTGCATTGCTTGAACATGAGCTTTATCACATCACCCATAAGAAAGATCAATATGGTACACCTTCGTACAATCGTGAGACGGGCAAACCGAATTTATCGATTCAAGGACATGATGTAGAAGAGTTCACGGGCGTAGTTCGCCGTTATGGAGCAAATAAGGAAGTACAAGAAATGGTGAATGCTGCAAATCAACTGCCGACTGTGGCTAAGGCTGATATATATCATGCCTGTGGAACATGCTTATTGAGGGTGGTGTAAATTTTTTGCCATTCTTCTTGGATGTACTTGGATGGAATAGTTGAAATGGCACGTATTACCAAAAAGGTGAAGCTGTTCATCGTGAGGATGCTTGCTGAGTTTGAAACTCCTACACAAACATCCAAATCAGTTAAAGATATTTTCAATATTGACGTTAGCCCTCAGCAGTGTGAAGCCTACGATCCCACTAAAAGAACGGGACAAGACCTAAGTCAGGAATTGAGCGATAAATTCTTTGAATATCGGCGCAAAGCCAATGAAGAGCTTGAAGCAATTCCAATTGCTAATAAACGCTACCGTTTACAGTTATTGCAACAGCTCGTTGAAAAGTTTCCTGATAATCCAGTATTAACCCCTAAATGGGCTGAACAGGCAGCAAAGGAGATGGGTGGGCAATTTACAAATAAAACTGAATTGACTGGTGCAAGTGGTGGGCCTCTTAACCCTGAGCATGTTACCCATGTTGTAGCAACGCCTGAACAGATAAGGCAGGCAATGGATGAACTCGAAAGTAAATACTAGCTTCCTTGAAATGCAGTTAGAGCAAGAGCGCTGTGAGAAAGAACATTTATTCTTTACACGGCGTTTTTTCTTGCCCCGTATGGGTTTTAAGTTTTCCGTCAATTGGCATCATGAATACATTGCTGACAAGATTGATCAGGTCATATCAGGAAAAGTTAAAAACCTTGTTATTAACGTTCCACCTGGTTCAGGTAAAACCGAATTATTAACCAATCTTATTGCCCGTGGCTTAGCGCGTAACGCACGTTCCCGCTTTCTGTATTTGTCTTATTCACAGTCACTGGTTGAAGATGTATCCGCTACAGCGCGAAACATTGTCAAATCGGTGGATTTTCAAAGCCTATGGCCAGTTAAGATTTCATCCAGTACAGACGCCAAATCGAGCTGGAAAACAACTGTTGATGGGTACGATGCAGGGCATGTCTATTCTGCATCAATGGGTGGACAGGTCACTGGCCGCCGTGCAGGTACACTGGCAGACAATGGCTTTACTGGCGCCATCATTCTGGATGACCCGTTAAAACCTGAGGATGCATTTAGTAAATCGGCACGTAAGAAAGCCAATCGTAAGATACTGAATACGGTCAACTCACGTAAAGCCAAGTCAGATACACCAATTATTTTGATCATGCAGCGTTTGCACGTTGAAGATCCAACTAATTTTGTGATGACTGGTAATGTGCCTGGAGACTGGGAGCAGATCTGTATTCCTGCTTTGATCGATGACGATTACATCAGCAAATTACCTGAGCATATACAAGAGAAGGTGCCAAGAGATGTAGAGCGTGATGAACATGGTCGCCAAAGCTATTGGCCACTAAAAGAATCACTTCAATCATTACTGCAGCTTGAAAAAGGCGGTGAGGACAAGGACGGCGCTATTGTTTCCCGCTATACATTTGCTAGCCAGTATATGCAGCAACCTAAAAAGCTAGGTGGTGATCTTGTTAAGGCTGAGTGGTTCCCACGTTACGTGGAATTACCAGTACTTAAATGGCGTGGGATCTGGGCAGATACGGCACAGAAGGTTAAAAAACATAATGACTTTTCCGTGTTCCTTTGTGCTGGTCTTGGTTATGACAACAATCTCTACGTCCTTGATGTAAAGCGCGGCAAATGGGAAGCTCCACAATTATTAAAAGAGGCCAAGTCCTTTATTAATAAGCATAAGGAAAGCAATACTAAAATAGGCAAGCTTCGGTATATGGCAGTTGAGGATAAAGCCAGTGGTACTGGATTAATTCAGACTATTGTTAAAGAAACGACATTGCCTATCAGGGCGATCCAGCGTGACGAGGATAAGCTCTCACGGACAATGGATGTCATTCTCTATGTTGAAGATCGCCGTGTCTGGTTGCCCGCAAGTGCGCCATGGCTTTTGAATTACATAGAAGAGATTGAAGGGTTGACCGCTGATTGGACACATGACCATGACGACCAATGGGATCCGACCATTGATGCGATTAATGATTCATTAGCAAGCAAGCCAACTGTATTTGATTAGGAAAAATTATGGCTGAGAATAAAAAGCCCGATGCTATTGGCGATGCAGGGGCTTATACAAATTTTGTCTCCAATATTGGTACTGAGCGTGACAAGGCATCACATGGGCATTTCGTAAAGAAGATTATTCCAGATGATCAACTTGAAGCGGTCTACCAACATTGGTTAGCCAAACGGATTGTGAATCGTCCAGCCAGTGATATGTTACGGGCAGGCTGGTTCTATGAAAGTATTCAGGATAATGACCTGGCTAAGCTTGAGGAAGCATGTAAGCGTTTTAATCTGGATGGTGTCTTATTGTCTAGTTTGGTGTTATCACGCTTGTACGGTGTTGCTTATGTACTGCTAGGCACGGTTGATGGTGGTAATTTGGACCAGCCATTTGAGTTGAATAAATTAGGCATAGGCCGTTTGGAGTTTTTCACCGTACTTAAGAAAAAGTACATTGAGGCAGACACCACTAAGTATTTACCCCCGAGTAAAACTGGCGGGCTGATTAAGCAACCTGAGTTTTATAAGCTCAAGCTAGATGGACAATCGACACAACGGATCCATCACAGTCGTCTTATTAAATTTAGTCATGCCGATGTAGTGAACGAAGAGCCACAAAGCGTACTGCAGGAAGTGTATGAGGAGTTGCTAGACCACGCATCAGTTAAAAAGGCATCTGCCAGTTTGGTCCATGAATCTAAAATCGATGTGATTAGTACGCCAGGACTGGTGGATAAGATCAAAGAGGATATGAAGGCAGTAGCTGAGCGATTCCTTAGTGTCGGTCTGTTAAAGAGCCTGAATGGCATGATCGTTTTAGATAAAGAAGAGGAATACGACTCTAAATCTTATAACTTTGCTGGGCTACCCGACATGATGCGCGAGTTCTCAATTCAAACGTCTGGTGCTGCCGAAATGCCATACACGATTCTATTTGGCCAATCACCTGCAGGCATGAATGCTACGGGTGAGCATGACACCCGCAACTATTACGACAGCATAGCCACCAAACAAATATGGACGCTTAAACCCTTCATGTTGCGACTATTGGCAGTGATCTGTCAGGCAACATTTGGCCGTCAGATACCTGGTCTTGGCATTGTGTTTAATCCATTGTGGCAGCTTGATGCCAAAGTTCGGGCTGAGGTAGAAAAGGCCAATGCGGAACGAGATGCTAAATATTTGGAAATGGGCGTTATAACAGAGCCTCAGATTGCACGGCAGCTGGTTATTGATGAGGTCTACTCTGTGATCGATGAGAAGCATATCAAACAGCTTGAATTAATGGTGAATGTTGATGACGACGATAATCCAGATATTGAAACCCCACCTGCAGGAAGCCAAAAAGCGTAAGAAGGGACGAAAGGCAACCAAGCCAAGACCAGTAAAGGTGAATCGCCGTATTGAGTTTTACTACATGCGGCAATTACTGGCCATTTCCCAATATTGCCAGGAACAGACCAAGGATCTAGTTATCCCTACTGTTGGCCAGAATATTGGTGATGCTTGGTTTTCTGACATGATGACGGCGTTTCGGGAAAAGCTGACAAAATACGTTGTAGAGGTCTCAAGGCCCGTAGCTACGAAAGTTGTCAACGATACCCGTAAGGAAGTTGATAAGCAGATTGCGGAGCATACCAAGTCAATTATCGGGGTGGATCTTACGCCGTTCTATCGTGCCTCAGATATTCAGGATGTTGTTGATACCAGTATTGAAGCGAACGTTTCTTTAATCAAATCAATCCCAAGCCAATACGCCGACAAGGTTGAGGCGCTGGTACTTAATGCATTACAGACAGGTCAGACTAATGAGGAACTGGCAAAGGCGATTGCAAAGCTTGGCCAGTCGACAGATTATCGTGCACGTTTAATTGCTGCAGATCAGATGGGTAAGATTAATGGTCAAATTAACCAAGTTCGTCAACTTTCATTGGGTGTTGAATCATACGATTGGCAAGATTCCAACGATGACCGTGTACGTCCACTATGTCGAAGCCATCATGGCAAAACCTTTCGATGGGATAAACCGCCTAAAGGTGGACATCCTGGACAAAAGATAAAATGCCGTTGTACAGCGTTGCCAAATTATGATGATATTTTGATTGAATAAATTATATTTTTGAATTTAAATATAATTTTTTTGACAAATGTAGGGGCGTGTGTGAGATTTTCTCCATTAAATGGTGAGCAGAAATATATTTTCTATTTACCAGAAAGACAGTTCTTTTCTAGTTGGAATATGGGAGGGTGGGATATTAATGATATTTATATTTACACAGAACAATCTATGCATGACTGCCCTTCTGATGATCACAGGTTTCAGTCTGTACATTGCAGAAATATAAATAATATAAAAGAAGCTTTAAATATAGGTGTTGAATTAATCAGCCTTTTAAGGGGTTTTTATACAATTGTGAATAAAGATGATGTAAATTTTATTAAGGTTTTGAGTGTTTTTGATCAAAATAGACAAACATTATATTTTGAAGAATCTGAATACTATTTTGGATTATATCAGGATATTGGAGACTCGTTAAAAGATAAACTAAGAACTCATGAATATAAGCAATATATATACAATTCAAGAGTAAATTTAGTAAATAGCTCAATGTATTTAGCACAGAAACGCAAAAATTACGGTCTTTATTTGATTTTAAAATACTTTTCTATGCCTTTAGATTGGGTTGTTCTTTATAAAATTATGGAAACATTAGAGACAATTTCTGAACATCACGATAAAGGATGGAAGCCTTCTTATAGTAAGGCAGAGAAAAAGAAATTTACCAATCCTGCAAATAATTTCAATCTTCTTCAAATTGATTCTAGACACGGGTTTAAGTTTGACGCTTTGGATAACAATCCTGGGCAAAAAATGTCGTTTGATGAAGCCAAAATGATGTTTAAAAGATGTGCTCATTCTTATTTGAAGTACAAGTTTGAAGAAATGAAATATTTAGCATGGTTAGAAAAAAGAAATGTTACACATTTCATTAGAGGTAAATCAGAGATTGATTTAGATACTTCTAAGATCAGAGTGTATGAAGTACTTCAGAGTTAGCAGATTTTTTTAAAATTTATATGAAATTATTTTAAATCCACCTTTTGGTGGGTTTTTTTATGGGCGCAATTTATGAAAATTATTTATCAACTCAAAGTTGGTGACTTTGCACCAAGTGAATCCTCTCGTTCATTTACCAAAGAAGGGTATTTGAAATGCGTGAATGTGCGCTTGGCCAAAGCACCTCAGGTACGGCAGTACTACGCATACGAGTTTCCTAATCTGGAAGGGTTTACCCCCGATCAGAACATTAATGTCTATACACCAGCTGAGGAACTGTTTAAGCCTGAGACTATTAAAAGTTTCAATGGCGTCGATGTTACTGACTACCACCCACCCAAGAATGAGATTAATGCTTCTAACTGGAAGGATTACCACATTGGCTACTGCGAGAACGTTCGCCAAGAGGGTGATTATCTGGTCGGGGATTTGCTCATCAAGGACAAGATCAGTATCGATCTTATCCAAAGTAATGAGCGCATCGAGATGTCACTCGGTTATGCAGCAATTTTAGTTCTTGAGCAAGGTACGGCGCCAGATGGTACGCCGTATCAAGCCAAGTTTATCAATTTTAACGGCGATCACATGGCGCTGGTGAAATACGGCCGTTGCGGAGGCGATTGCCGCATCGGTGACCAAAACCAAACTCCAAAAGGGGCAACAACAATGGAAGTAAATGTAAACGGTATGCGTTTTGATATTGGCGATAACAAAGCCTTGGCAGATGCATTAAAGATTCAAGAAGAGCAGCTGAAGAATCTGAAGGCTGCAAAATTGAAAGTAGGTGATCAGCAATTTTCGATTGGGGATGAATTAACGGCCGTTCAAGCTGTTGTAGATAAACTCCATACCGATAAAGCCACACTTGAGCAGAAAGTGGGGGATCTGGAACGCAATCAGATTACACCTGAGAAACTAGAGCAAGCGGCAACTGAACGAGCAACTGTTATTGCTGATGCTAAAGCATTGGTACCAACTATTAAAACGGAAGGTTGTAGTTGTGAACAGATCAAGCGTGATGTGATTGCCGCTAAAGCTGGTGATGCTTTAGTGGGTGCGCTGTTGGGATCTGTTTCAGTGGGTGATGCCAAGCCTGAGCAGATCGATACGGCTTTCCGTGCGCTGTCTGCAGTAAAAGGGACGGTACCAACCAATTCAGTGGGTGATGCATTAAATAACCAGCAACACAATAAAGTTGGTGATGGTAAGCCTGCAGGCGGTGGGGATGAAAAGACCTACAGTAAAGAAGATGCATACAAAACAATCTAAGGGGATGTAAATCATGGTTAAGCAATACGATGCCGTACCAGGCATGAAATTTCACCTCTTTGGGCCTGAGGATATTTTATCCCTACCCGTATCTGGTTCAGTCTTGGTAAATGATGGTGATGTTGTAGTACGTACTGCAGACGGTAAAACGGTTACTGCAGTAACGGGGGCAACCAATACCAAGTTCGGCATTATTCTGCGCCACGGCGTAGGTAAGTCAGGCAAAACAGCTGAAGGCAAAGAAGCCTATAAGGCAACCGATGTTGCACCCGTCATGACGATTGGTTCAATTTGGGTGAAAACCACAGCACCAGTCACAGACATTAACGCAACGGTTTATGTCAAAACGGCTAATGGCACTACTGCAGCGCCATTGGGTTCTTTATCACCAACTGCAACAGATGGTACCGAGTTACCGAACGCATCTTGGGAAACAATTTCAAATGAGCAGGGCTTAGCCGCTGTTCGATTACGTGGGGCATAATAACTATGAGTAAATTGGCGGCAATGAAGCTACGTTTAACGCCTGTAGCTCAAATGGTTCAAGCAAATATTGGTGATGCATTTAACATTGATGCATTAGCCCAACTATTCGTTAAACTGGAAGAATTTAACGAAATGGACCCACAGCTACAGCAGGTCATGGATTACGCCAAGTACATCCCTGTTAAACCTGTAAGCGGTGTGTTCGGTGGTGGTGAAGTCTTAACCCGTAAAAAGGGTGTTGGTATTGGTAAAGAATATTCTGGTACTGGGAATGATATTCCCGTAGCAGAAGTCGATTACGACACTGTATCGCTACCAATTAAGGTAGGTACCATCAGTTACTGGTATTCTGTACTTGAGCTAGAAACTGCTCAGAAAATGAATATTGCACTTGAACCGGATAAGGTTCAGTCAGCCCGTTTAGCCGCTGAACGTCACCTAAGTAACATTGCCTGGTATGGCAATGCAAATATTGGTGTCATGGGCTTCTTAAATCAAACTGGTGTGACGGTTGTAACCGCTCAGCATGACTGGGCTACGGCAACCATTGAAGAGATCTTAGGTGACTTTAACTCAAGCCTTGCGGATGCTGAAGATCAGATCGATGGTGATGTTTCTGTACAGCCAGATACTTACTTAATGGCATCCAATCAATATAAGCACCTTTCAACCCGAATCGTTCCTGATTCTGGTGGTAAAACTTTCTTGAAGTTCATTGAAGAAAATAACATTTTTGCCACCCAAAATAAGCCATTAACCATCCGTGGTTTAGGCCGCTCTAATGGCAAGGGTACAGCTGGTGCCGACCGTTCCATCATTTATCGCCGTGATCCATCATGCATTCAAATGAAATGCAATGACGTAACGTTCTTGGCGGCTCAGCCGGTTGGACTGGATATTAAGGTACCAGGGCACTACAAATATCAGGGCGTTTGGTTGAAGCGCGTTGATTCACTTCGTTATCTGGACCATGCATAAGGATTAAAACCACATGAAATATTCATATACCTATAGCGGCTCTCAAGCCGCTTTTGTTTTTTCTGGTGTTGCTGTTTTACCTGTAGGTGTTCCAACGCTTATTGATGAAGAATCGCATAAGAAACTCTCCAAAAATAATTTTGCAAAACACTTGATTGAGGTGGGTGAGATTGATGTTCAGGAAATTGAAGATCCAAGCGAATCTAAATCATCTGGTAAAACGGGTGGCCGTTGCACTGGTGGTGACAAAGGCAAGCAAAATGACGCCGCTGCCAAGGCTGCAGATGATGCGCTGAAAGCCGCCTTAGATGCGGTCAAAGCTGAATTAAAAGAGCTTGGAGTTGCATTCAGTGATGATGAATCACTTGAGCAGCTGGAAGCCAAGCTGGCTCAAGCCAAGGAATAAGGTGTGCTATGGACGTACAAACGTTTCGCCAGAAGTTTGCCAATGATACGGCTTTAATTAATCTTCCAGATCCAGTCATTCAGGATGCACTTGAAGAAGCTGAGCTGGTCGTGTCACAGCTTGAATTTGGTGCATTAAAGGAGCGTGCTGTAGGTCTGTATGCAGCACATATCCTTAAAGTTGAAACAAATAGCAAGGCTGGTAGTGCGTTCTCCAACGCATCCAGCATGACCATTGCTGGCCAGAGTGTGAGTTATTCACGATCGCAAAAAGAGACTTTCTTTGATCAGAGCATTTATGGTCAGCGTTACCTTGCCTTAAAAAATTCCATTCCAATTGATGATAAAGGCACTAACCCGAACCGCTTGGGTGTTGGTGCATTTGTTGTTTAGGAGAAAATACATGCGTTTTAAATATCAAGCGCCATCAGGTTATAAGCCAACCACTTTGATTGTTGCCGACCAGATGCTGGAAGTAAAAAACGGCGTAGTTCAATCGGATGATGACATCATCAATCTTTTAAAGCCTTTAGGTTTTGAACGCTATGTTGATGTGGTTGAAACCAAAAAGTCCACGGCAGCTGCAAAAGAGTAAATAGGTCATGAGCGATACCCGTGTTGATGTCCAGGTCAATTTTGACGATATGAACGATCGCATCAGATTTGAAATAAGACGCACGATTAACGCTCTTACTTTAAGACTGCAGCGAACAATTCAGGAAGATATGCTGAGTGGGCAAAGGTTGAAAGTTCAATCTGGCCGCTTACGTGGATCTGTTTCATCCAAGGTTGAAGAGGATAAGGACTGGATCGAGGGAACGGTTGGGGCAGGTGGTGCATTGGTCCCTTATGCTTTTGCCCATGAGTTTGGTTTAAATGGTTCTATGGGGGTGAAAGCCCATTTAAGGACCATTAAGCAAGCTTTTGGCCGTCCAATTTCACCGACTCAGGTCAATGTCAGAGCACATTCACGAAATGTCCGATTCAGAGAGTTGCGTTTCATGCGTGATTCGCTGGATATGATTGCCCGTATCGTGCCCAAAAATATTGATGCAGCAATTCAAAGAGGTGTAGCTGGTGGATAGTGAAGCAATATATCAAGCGCTGTTTGATCGGTTGAGTACTAAAGTCGAGGGATTAATAACGGTCAGTCGCCGTTTACGTCATTTTAACCATGTCCTGCCCGCTGAACGGCCAGCAATGTTCATTACTCAAGGTAATCAGCAAGAAGGGCCAGTAAAAGGCTTAAACGCGAAGATAGAGCTTGCTGCAGAGGTTTATCTTTATATCCATGAAGCGGATAAGGATAAGCCGCCATCAGCGCAATTAAATATCTTTGTTGATTGTATCCGTGCAGCGATTAAACCAGACTTTCCAGAAATGTGTGAATACCAGACCTTAGGTGGGATGGTTGAGCATTGTTGGATCGATGGGACAATTGAAGTATATGAAGCAGTTGAAAATATGCTTGATGATCAGGCTATTGCGATTGTCCCTATCCGGATCCTCACAACCAATTAAACATAAATCATTCAATGACCGCCGTTTGGCGGTTTCGTCATTTTTGAGAGGTCAAAATAATGGCTCAGTATTTATTTGGTGCTGGCAAGATCTTTGCCACACCTATTCAGGATGTCTATGGTCAGCCAATCAGTAATCCTACGCCTGTTGAGGTAGGTGTTCTGCAATCGGTGTCCGTAGACATCAGTTATGACTTAAAAGAACTATTTGGCCGTGGCCAGTTTGCTGTTGATGCTGCACGTGGTAAAGGATCTATTAAGTGCAAGGCCAGCTTTGGTCGTATTAATGGCGCATTGCTCAACTCGATTTTCTTTGGAGGAATTATTGCTGAGGGTGGGATTGAGACCATTGCGCAAACAATTAACGGCGAAATTATTCCTGCAGGTGGATTGGTTACACCAGTTGTTCCGAATGCGGGTACCTATGTAAAGGATCTGGGGGTTACAGATTCTAAAGCTGTACCAATGAAGCGGGTAGCCACTGCACCAACCACTGGCCAATACAGTGTAGATGCTGCAACTGGTGCTTATACTTTTGCTACTGAAGACGTAGGTAAGACGGTATTTATTAGCTTTAAATACTCGGCAACCGTGGCAGGTGCAAAGCAAATCACTGTTTCTAACCTTGCCATGGGATATACACCTGAATTTGCAGTCAACTTGCAACGAGACTACAAAGGCAAGTTTATGGGCATGGAGTTTTTCCGTAATGTCAGCAACAAACTGGCCTTTAGTTCAAAACAGGATGATTACGATATTCCTGAGTTTGAATTTCAACCAATGGCTGATGATTTAGGCCGCGTCTTTAAAACAACCATGTCGGAGTAATAGCAGATGCAATTCAAACAAGTTGATAACCCACGTGGAAAAGAGATTGTCATTGATGGCAAGGCATTAATGTTTGCACCACTTTCCTTGGGTGCCATTGAAAAGCTTTTACCTGCCTTGCAAAGCTTTCAGCCTTCTGATGTTGGTTTGGTGATCGATGTGGCGCATAAATCACTTAAACGAAACTATCCCAACATTACCCGTGATGATGTTGCAGATCTCATCTATATGGACCAATTAGAAGAGGTGATGGGTGCAGTAATGTCAGTATCTGGCTTGCAAGATAAGCAAAACCATGAGGGTCAGTCGGGGGAATAGATTGGGAGGAGTTGTATACCCATTTAGTGCTTACATTAGGGCGTGACTATAATTATGTCCGAGATGAGATCGATTTAATTAGGCTCAAAGCACTAAATGCGTATCAACGAGAATACCCTCCCACAAATATTGGTGTTCAAAAACTTTGTCGTATTTTAGAAGCATTTGCAGGAATTGAAGATAATCCAAAAAAATATCTAACTTCAGAGGATGATGAAGAGGATGTATTAGATGTATTAGCGAATTTCCCACAGGGCGGTTAAATGACTGTCCTTTTTATTTCTTTATATGTAATCTATTAAGTTTTTAAGACTAGTTAATAAAAGGTTTTTAAAATGGCTTTAATTAATTGTAAGGAATGTGGGGTACAGGTTAGTACACAAGCAAAGGCTTGTCCAAATTGTGGAGCAAAAGTTAAAAAACCAACTTCTATTTTTACATGGATTATTTTAGTAATTGTAGTGTTTGGTATTTTTGCTGCTATTGGAGGAGGTGATAAAAGCGGTGGAACTTCATCTGGATCAAGTGAGGTCCAATTATCACCTAAAGAACAAGCGCTTAATGATGTTCAGTTTGATTTTAGTTGGAGTAAAGACGGGTTCGGAAACATTATGATGATTGATATGACAGTCAAAAATAATGGAATTCATGACATAAAAGATTTTACTGTTGAATGCGAACATACTTCAAATAGTGGAACAAAAATCGATAGCAATAAAAGAGAAGTTTTCGAAATTATTAAAGCAGGTGAAACTAAAAAGTTTAAGCAATTTAATATGGGCTTTATCCATAGCCAAGCTGCTTCATCTAGCTGTGGTATTACCGATTTAGTAGTAATTTAATTTATTTAATAGTTTTAAAAGAACCCGCGAAAGCGGGTTTTTTATTATCTAAGGAAAAGTAAAATGGCTGACAATCGTGTTGAGGTTCATGTTGGTGCCCGAACTTCAGAGCTTGAACGTGGGATGAATGACGCCGAGAAAACTGTTGAAAAAACGGCGGGTCAAATTGAAGATTTGGGAAAAAAAATAGATTTTAAACCAGATTTTTCAAATTTTCGGCGCAGTATTGAATCTGTTTCACAAATGGTAAAAAGTCGATTTTCAGATTTAGGAGCATCTATTTCTGGAGGGATAGCAAAAAATGTAGCTTTAGTTGGTATTGGTGTATCCGCTGCAATTGGGACTGCATTAATTGGGCTTGGAAATCTGACAAATAAAATCGGCGAAACATCAAAGCAACTGGAAATTCAAGCAAGGCTAGCCAATTCAACAACAACTGAATTTCAGGAATGGGCTTTTGCGGCAAATAAAGTAAGTGTAGAGCAAGGCAAACTATCAGACATCATGAAAGATGTGAACGATAAGTTTGGCGATTTTATGCAAACTGGTGGCGGCGAAATGGCCGATTTCTTTGAAAAGATTGCGCCTAAAGTTGGAGTGACTGCTAAAGAGTTTCAAGGTTTAACTGGACCACAAATCTTAGAAAAGTATTACCAGACTTTAAAAAAAGCCAACGTTTCTCAAGCGGAAATGACTTTTTATATGGAATCAATTGCCAATGATGCAACTTTATTGGCCCCACTATTAGAAAATAATTCCGCCAAATTAAAGGAATATTCAAAACAAGCTCACGACCTTGGTTTGATTATGGACGAGCAGGCAATTCGTGCTACTAAAGAGTTTAGTTCGGCTTTAAGTACAATTGAAACTACTATGCAGGGAGTTCTAACAAGAATGGCTGCACAAGCTGCTCCAGCACTAACGCAGATAGCAAATAATTTTATTGATTTTGCTGTTCAAGCTAGAAATGCAGTTGATGATTCAATGAGAACAATTATCACCATAGTTGAAGAGTTGCTAGGTGTTGTTCAGTCTGTATTTAGTCTTATCTCAAACATTTGGAGTGATCTAACAGCAGATATTGGAGACGGTAGTCAGCAGCAGATTGGGTTCTTAGATTTGATCTCGGGAGCATTAAAAGGGTTTGGGGCCGTAGCAATCGGTTTGAGAACAGGTATAGAAATTGCGTTTGCGGGAATAAGAGCTATTGTTGTAACTGTTTGTCAGGCAATCAATATTGCTATAAACACTGTTATTAACGTATTTGCAGGGTTTAGAGAAACAATACAATATGGACTAGATGTACTCTCTGTAAAGTTTCAATCATTTGGAAATGTTGTTAGAGATGTGCTCAGTTTTAATTTTTCTGCAGCTAAGGCATCTTGGGAGAGCGGTCTATCGCAAATTGGCTCTATCACAGACAGATATAGCAGCCAGATGAAAAATCGTATAACAAATATAAAAGATGCATGGAACACTGGTGTAATGACCACAGGAAATTCTTGGGGAGCATTTAAGGATAATGCAATCCAGTCAGCTACAAGTGGTGGGCAAAAACTTTTTAGTATTTTTATGGGTCCACCTAAAACAGTAAATTCTGTTCAATCAAAACCGCCTATTAGTTCCACTTTTAATCCCACCCATTCAATAGGAACTGGGACAAAAGATTCCAGTGGAGATGCAGCTAAAGCCAAGGCGGATGCTGAAGCCAAAGCCAGACAACGGGCTGCAGAGCAGGCGGCTAAAGCACTTGCTGAGATTCGATACAAGTACGCTACCGAAGAGGAAAAAATTTCTTTGGATTTGCAAAAGGCACTTAGTGAAATTGAAAAATCAAAAGTCACTGATGCTGAAAAAGCAAAGTTCCGGATTGTAGCCGAAAAAGATGCCAGTGATAAAACCAAAGCATTACGGGTTAAGGAATTTGAAGAGTACAAAAATCTTCAAGAGGAACGAATTGAAAATGAACTATTAGCTGCACAGCGGATTTTTGAAATCAATAAGGCTGAGATACAGGCTGCATTTGATGCCAAGAAAATTTCCAATGTACAAAAGTATCAACTGGAAAAGGATCTGGAAGATAAGTTGCGTGAATTAAAACGCCGTGGCTTAGAAGAGCGATTAGAGTTGGAAAACCAGATGAGTGAAAAATCTGGGAAGCAGGGCAATCAGGGGCAGATCCTCAATAATATTTCTAGTCTGGATACTGAGCAAACAGTTTCTACACTGCAGACACCGAATTTACTTAACGATGCCCAGATCAAGGATTTCGAGGATAAGTTTGGCGGTCTGACATCTCGTATGTCTAACCTATGGGATCAAGGCATTCAAGCCATGATGAACGGGACTTTAACCTGGCGTAACGCTACCAATGCAGTTTTAACCGATATGGCAGGTTTCTTTATCCAGAAAATGGTTACTGAGCCAATCAAACTGTATGCCGCTGGTCTTGCACGGCGGTTAATGGTTCGTTTAGGGTTTATTAAAACTGAGACTGCAGCAGAGGTGGCAGGCCAAGCATCACAGACAACCGCCGTTGTTGCTGGTGAGATGAGTAAGACATCAGCAACGGGAATGGGTGTGGTTGCTCGATTAGGCTTAAAAGCTGGTGAGGCAATTAAGTCAATCATGATGTATGCATGGGAAGCGATGGCAGGGGCATTTAAGGCTATGGTATCAATTCCTTATGTTGGTCCTGTACTGGCTGTCGCTGCAGGTGCATCGGCCTTAGCTTTGGTAGGTGGACTGGCTGGCAAGATTAAATCTGCTCGAGGAGGTTATGACATTCCATCAGGGGTGAATCCAGTAACTCAGCTTCATGAAGAGGAAATGGTCTTACCCAAGCAACATGCCAATACCATTCGAGCCTTAGGTAGATCAATGGCAGGTGGTGGTCAGGATCCAGCAATGGCATCAGCTGATGTGGGTGGACCTATGCCGATGATCAATATCCAAGCATGGGATTCAAGAGACTTAAAACGTTTCATGAAAAAACATGGGCGTGAATTGGCTGGTGGTTTGAAAGGTTATAACCGTAATTTTGGTAAATAAGGAGTATGTATGTCTAATGAATTATTTCCGGAATTACCTGGCTTAGAGTGGGAGCTAACGAAGACCCCCACTTTTAACACTAAAATCATGACATCGGTTAATGGTCGTGAGCTGCGTGCCAGCTATCAGGCTGTGCCAAAGTATGAAATATCGATGTCTTACGCATTTCTCAGGGAAAATAAAGGGAGAACTGAGTTGCAGCAACTTGAAGGATTCTTTTTTGAACGCCGTGGGGCTTTTGATTCATTCCTCTACAAAATGCCCGATGACAATGAGTTTAGTTGCACATATATGGGGGATGGTACCACTACATCATTCCAGATCTACAAGGCAATACACAACAGCCAATTACCTTTAGGAAACACCCAAGAACAAATTGTGGGTGAAGTAGATCTAAGCATGTGGAATCAAGCTACAACTAAAACTATGTGGAATGAGAATACTGAAAAGCCTATGTGGAATCAGGCTACTTCTCAAATCACAACGGATGGTAAATATATTCTTACTGAACCTGTTGAAGAGGGAATCTCTATTACCGTTAAAGGTACATTTTATTACCGATGCCGTTTTAAAGATGATGAGCAGCAATATGTCAATTTCATGCATAAGCTCTGGAAAGCAGGCAAAGTAGAATTCGTGGGTTCATTAGGGAATAAGATATGAGACAGGCCTCAGCAAAACTAATAGCCCTATTAAATGCAGATCAGTTTCTCATGGCTGATTTGTATACCATCACAACCATTCAAGGTGATGTATATCGATATACCAATTATGACTTTGATTTAACTATTGCCGGGCAGTTGTATCGATCAGATGGTCCAATCATTGAACGGGAAGGTATCACCCAAAACTTAGGCATCGAAGTGGACAGTTTATCTATCACTATCTTTGTGAATGACGATACGCTGTTTAGTGATATCCCTATAGTCCAGGCATTTCATAATGGCATTCTGGATGGAGCACGGTTTAAGTTGGAGCGTGTATTTATGGATATGAATACACCGACTGACACCAGTGCCGGTGCAATCACACTGTTTGAAGGAAGCTTGATTGAACCAGAAATGGACCGTAATCAGATCCACGTTAATGCTGCCTCTGATACAGATATTCTGAATGTCAAAATGCCACGTAATCTTTATCAACCTGGATGTTTAAACACATTGTTTGATAGTGGCTGTGGCTTATTGAGCTCTGACTACGTGGTAAATACGGTGGTTGAAGCAAACAGCACACCGAGCCGCATCATCTGTACGTTAAATCAGCCTCAAGGCTGGTTTACTCAAGGTGTGGTTGAGTTCACCCAAGGCGTCAATCGTGGGATTAAGCGAACGGTACGCTTACATGAGTCTGGGGCACTGTTGCTTACCTTACCACTTTTAGAAATGCCAGCCATAGGTGAAACAATTAAGGTTTATCCAGGTTGTGATAAACGGCTTGAAACTTGTCAGAACCGATTTAACAACCGTTCACGCTTCAGAGGTGCACCTTTTGTACCTATTCCTGAGACTTCAATTTAACTTAGATTTTCAATTCATTAATACCCAGCTGCTGCTGGGTTTTTTTATGGGATAAAGATTATGGCTAATCTACCTTTACCAGCGGAATTAACTGGAAATAATGTTACTGAATCACAGTTTAAAGATGGGCTCAATAGACTAATTAACGGTGTCTCTGAGGGCTTTACTGAAAATCAATCTATGGCGGTTTTAGAATCGAATAATGCTCTCAAAACCCTGTCTAATGAGTATAAAAATTTAGCAGATCGAAAAATTTCCGGCTATATTTCTAAATCAACTGGGCTGTTGGTAGCTAATGCTTCATGGTATGCGACTCCTTTTATCGCAATTACATCAACATCTAAGGTGGTACGAGATGGCGTGATTGTTGGTGACGCTTCAAATGGTTGTTCTTTGGCGTTTTATGATGCAAATAAGGTATTCCTTGGCTATTACATTGATACGGTGGCAATTTTCAATGTTAAACCTTTAGATATATATCCTGATGCTAAATTTGTTCGTTTGGGTTATCAATCAACAAGCAATACTAAAATTTACTTGTATGAGCCTTCAGTTACTGCATTTATTGATGAGTATTTAGTTCCATATATTGGGAAACCAACAAATGTGGCGGGTCAAATGGCTGTTGGCTATGCAACAAAAACTGATGGTAGTTTAGTTGCATTGGCTGGATGGGGAGTAACAGACTATATTGCAGTTGATGCGACCAGTATTGTGACAAGAGATGCAGATCCGGTTGCAACAACTTCTACAGTAGCACCACTAGCTTGTTATGACTCGAATAAAAATTATTTAGGTTATATTCAGAATATTGATCGTGCTGAAAAACTGAAGATTGGTCGTAAGTTTCCTACAGTAAAGTTTATACGGATGAGTGTAGTTAGTAGCTCGACTTATGCTCTTTATATTCAGACTCAATCTGCAACAAATCTAAATGATCAAGTAAAAGCACTTGATGTTTTTAATAGCGATTTCTTCACTGCAACAGATACTCAGAAAGGTTATGTAAAACTTGATGGAACATTTGTTGCATCAGACACTTGGATTACGACCCCTTTAGTTGTGTGTAAGCTAAATCAAAAGTTTAAGTACACGGGACGAGGCAATGTAACACAAGTTTCTAATGTTAGTCTTTATGACAAAAATGGAAATTTTATTGAATCTATTTATGCTGCAACTAATCTTGCAACAGTCGAGTTAACTATTACTAATGCAAATGCAAAATTTGCTCGTGCAAGTGCTGCTACTGCTTATAGTTATGCTTTTACAGGAATTGAACTACCAAGGCCTGCTGATGCATCAACATCAAAACAATACTCAACTATTGTTCCTAGTGCTGTATATGCTCTTAAAAATGAACCTGTATTCTTATTCGGCGACGGAATTGTGGGCAATGCTGACAACATCGCATGGAATATTTCCGGTTCTAATGCACGTGTATGTAAAATCATTCCAACTTCGTCAGCGAATATCCCTGTAGTTTTACAAACTACAGAAGATTCGAATGTTAAAAAAAATTTAGCTTCGTTTAATGTACTTGTGACAGATACTCCTAAAAACCCTGCTGAGAAAATTTATTTTCTTGGACTGGGTGACTCAACGATGGATGGCTATGCCAATAGTAAAATTACAGGAGCTTGGGTGAATGAGTGTTCAAGGCGTTTAACTGGCATCGGCAGACAAATTCTTTCAGCTGAATTGTCACCAGCACCTATGTCATTAAACAACATTGAATTTATTGGCACTCGAGGGGATGAAGTAGTCAAGCATGAGGGACGTGGCGGTTGGCGAGCAGCGCATTATCTTAACAATGCGTCAGTAGGAGATGATCCTCAGACAGCAATTTCTAACGCATTTTGGAATCCGTCGACATCGCAATTTGACCTCTCGTACTATCTTAATCAAAACGGGTTCTCGGGCGTTAATTCTACTGGCTCAAACTTAACAATCATTATTCAACTAGGATGGAACGATGTATATAACAGCACAGCAAAACAAGCTGCTATTGATTTGGGATTATTGATTGATAAGATTCGTGCAACTCATCCCAGCACGAATATTATCTGTTTAGGTTTAAATCAAGCACCAGATCTCATGTTCAAAACATATACGGGTTCTCGTTTTGTATCGAAGCGCGAAGTATTTGAAGCGATCAAATTATTTAATGACGAATACAAAGCAATGATTGCAACAAAAACGAATGTTGATTTCCTTCAAATCAGTTGCACGTTTTGCAGTGAAATCGGATATGAGAAAACCACAATTGATCCAAATACAAATCCAGCTTTGCGAGATCCAAATTGGCATAGACTCAGTGCGAGATCATCCACACATTTAGAAGCTGTTGATGATCATGTTCATCCGAACGCTGTTGGTTATGCAATGATAGCTGATACTGTGTTTTATAAGTTGCTATACAAATATTGCCGAGGTTAGACGTGAAAAATCGTGAAGCTGTATCTGAAGCTCTAACTTGGCTTGGTACTCCATACCATCACCAAGGACGTGTTAAAGGTGTTGGTGTCGATTGCGGCACTTTGATCTGTGAGGTGTTTGAAAAAGTCGGGCTGATGGATCACTTAGATCCTCGGCCTTATCCGCCAGACTGGCACATGCATCAGATGGGACAACGCTATTTAGAACATGTACTGAGCGTGTGCTATGAAGTAGAGGAACCTCAACCTGGTGATCTAGTTTTATATCATTTTGGCAAGTGTATCAGTCATGGTGCAATTGTCGTGGAATGGCCCACGATTATCCATTCCTATATTCATTTAGGTGTCATCCTGCAGGATGGTACAAAAGGAAGTTTAGCCCGCCGTTGTGCGGGTTTTTTTCGTATGAAGAGGCTGAAAGAATGAGTGGAGTGTTTGGTAGTACCACAATCAGCATGTCAGATACCCGCATTAACTCGATGCGGATTCAACAATCTGCCTACGGGCTTTGCCAGCCATTGGTCTATGGAAAAACCCGTGTGGCAGCGAATATGTTCTGGTACGGTGACTTCAAAGCAACGGCGCATACAACCACTACAAAATCAGGTGGAAAAGGCGGTAAAACCAAAACCAAGAATACAACCTATACCTATAGTGCCTCGTTAATGCTGGGGTTATGTGAAAACCAGATCAAGGACATTGGTATAATTTGGGTTGATAAGGACCAGATTGTTACCAAGCAAGAGAATGGCATTGCGTTAGAGCCAATTGATCAGCTCGGTTTTGAATTGTTTGATGGCAATAACAATCCGATGTGGGGCTATATTGCAGGCAAGCATCCTGACCAGGCATTAAATTATCCTTATTTGGGATATGTTGCCGCAGCAAATTATGACTTGGGTGGCAGTGCCAGTCTTTCTAACCATAATTTTGAAGTAATCAGCACAATTACACTCTCCCCAACGATCGATGATGCCAATCCAGCGGATGTGATCGAAGATTTTATTAAGAATCCTCGATATGGCGCGGCCCCAAGCTTGAACATTGCCAATCTAAATGAGTTCAGAACCTATTGCCGAGCAGCCAATCTCTTAATCTCACCAGCTTTTACAGAGCAGCGAGAAGCGCATGAAATTATCAATGAGATTGTAGAGTCGGTTAATTGTGCCGTAGTACCAAGCCCAGATGGGCTAAAAATCAAGTCTTTTGGTGATGCTGCACTGACTGGCCACGGCGTGACATACACACCAGATTTAACACCAGTTTATCACTTAACTGATGATGATTTTCTAGGTGAAGACGAGCCTGTCAAAGTGCGCCGTAGCCGTGATACAGATGCCTTCAATCATGTCCAAATTGAATACATCAATCGATATAATCAGTACAACACCGAAACTGTGGAAGCCAAGGATCAGGCCAACATAGAAATGTACGGATTAAGATCTGAAGAGCCCAAAAAGCTAAACTTTTTTTGTGAGCCAAAGATTGCCAGACACGTGGCTCAACTTCGTTTACAGCGGCTGTTATATGTCCGTAATGAATACGAGTTTCAATTGGGATGGAAGTATTGCCTACTTGAACCAATGGATATCGTGATGATAACTGATGTCTCATTAGGACTGGATGGTTTTGCGGTTCGTATTACTCGGGTTGAGGAAGATGACGATGGAGTATTAACCATTACTGCAGAGGAATTAGCAGAGGGTTCCAGATCCGCTATTGAATATGATCTGCAAGCATCAAATGGTTATCAGGGCGGTAATGAAGAACCAGGTAATGTAAATGCGCCAGCGATCTTCGAGCCTCCATTAGACTTTACAGATGGGAAAAATGAAGTCAGGATGGCTGTCTCTGGTGGTCCTAACTGGGGCGGCTGTAATGTATGGGCCAGTCTTGATAATGCCACCTTTGAAATGATTGGTACCATCTATGGGTCAGCCCGATACGGTCAGTTGGTCGCACCAGTAAATTCGAATGCCTCATCAATGCAGATCCAGTTAAATACAGCAAGCCAGTTATTTAGTGGAACCTTACTTGATGCGCAGACTGACCAGACGATCTGTAAAGTGGGTGATGAGTATTTTAACTATCAAGAAGCGACTTTAAATGGATCTGGTCTATATACATTAAGTGATGTGCTAAGGGGGCGTTTCAATGATGCCCAGAGCCATAATGCTGGTGAAAGCTTTATCCGGTTAGATCGCGCTATTTTTGAGTACAGTTACGCAACGAATCTAATAGGAAAATTAATCTATCTGAAGTTCACAAGTTTTAATGGACTTGAACAAAAAGAGCAGTCGTTGGATGAAGTAACAGCTTATAGTTATACGCTAAATGGAGGGCGTCCATCTGGCGTAGTGGGTCTATCCCTTCAATCTCCATTCGTGGGCACAACATTTAAAATTCAATGGCAGCGTACGGCTGGTGCAAATAGCTATGTGGTTCAGGTATGGTCCAATGGGGTGAAGTTGCGTGAAGTAGAGACAACCAATACCGATTATAGTTATTCGATCGAGGAAGCTAAGATTGATAGTGTGCAGCGTGCTTATACCTTAAGAGTTGCTAGTAAAAGTGGAGCTAACTTAAGCACCTTTGCTGAACTCAGTATTAGCAATCCTGTACCGCCTGTTATGACCAACATCTACACATCAGCGAATGCTGACAGTATCACGATAAATTGGATACCAAGTGATGTTCCAGATCTTAAAGATTATGCTGTTTGGTTAAGTGCCACAGCAGATTTTGATCCAGCCACAACAGCACCACGGTGGACGGGTACCGCATTAACAACAACCATAGGAGGGCTTCAAGCTACTACTCCATATTACATCCGTGTCGCAGCGCGCGATGTATGGAAAGAAACAACTTGGAACTATTCAAATCAGATTACACAAAGTACTTCTGAAGCCTAGGTTCATTAAAAAGCCCCTAATTCTTAGGGGCTTTGTATTTTCTAAAACTTATTTTTTAGTTTAAGTGCATTTTTTTCAATCAAGATCCAGCTTAAATAACCTAAAAATAAAGTGATTAAAAATGAAGTGAAAAAGTATAAGTTATCGTGTGTATAGCCTAAATGAACTAAAACGTTAATTACCAACATATGATAAATGTAAATACCATAAGAAATATCGTTGTGTTTGAGTATTTTATTGCTTAAGTTGTTGAAACTAAAGGCGAAAGATATTGTTGTTAAGCTCAGTAAGATAGGAGTAATTAATTGAAAAATATTGTTAATTTGATAGTTTTTTATTTCATATCCTAAATAATTACCAAAAAAATTGAAATAGGTTAAATAAGCTATGAACCAAATCAAAAACTTTCCTTCAAACAAAAATCTCAATTTATTCCAGTATAGGTAAATAGTTGATCCAATCATGAAATTAAACAAATAAGGAATGATACTTATGAAACTAAGTTGTCTAATTGTGCTTGGCTCAAGCGTATTTAAAGCAAAATTCAGTATAATGGAAATTAAGAAAAGTGCTGTAAGTATAATTGCTCCATTAAATTTTTTGACTAAGAAGTAAATAATTGGAACAATCACATAAAACTGAACTTCAACAGCGATAGTCCAAAGACTACCATTGGGAGTGCCCACGCCCCAGAATCTTAAAATATCAGGTGTATAAAACTGCAAAAAGGTAGCTTGTGTAATCAACCAAACATAAAAACTGAAATGATTTAAATATTCAAACGAAGAGCTTAGTATTAAAAGAATAATAGTCACTGCTAAACATACATATAACGCAGGATACAATCTTAATATTCTGTTTTTAATATATTGTTTTAATTCAGGTTTTCTATCAAAAGACCAGAAGATAAGAAAACCACTGACTGTGAAAAAAATAGGGACACCAGGAAAGTATTGGATAAACTTATCAAAAACTGAAAAAAGAGTGCCCTCGATTTTCAAATGGTGAATCCCATGTGTATATACGACCTGGCAAGCTGCTAAAAACCTAATCAGATCGAAATTATTAATTTTAGGAACCATAAGAACGCCAATTTAAAAATTTGGCGAATTATAAATGAGTATTTTTGTAAAAACGATATGTGTTAGTCAGTTACCGATGAACTAATTATATATTTTTATAAAATTTCACTAAATATTTTTTAAAGCACCTGTAATGGTGCTTTTTGTATTGAGTAAAATTTTTAAAGGTAGGAGAGGCATAAGCGGACAGCATGTACTGTGCAAGCTACTATTAGCAAAATAGTAACAACTGCGGTAGATGCTGCTGTCATACATATCTATTTAGATTTTTGTTTTTGTGAAAAATTAACAATTGCTTTGAAAGCATCTTTATGGACATCAAAGATGGCAGGATTTTCACTACCATCTTGTTTTGCTCTGGCATCTTCCCAGAATACTACTCCATCTGCTCCTAGTTCTTTAAGATAATTTAAACTATGAGTCATATCTTTTTCATTCAAAGGCTTTATATATACTGTATGGTTGTCTGAAAATCTCCAATTACTTGTTGACAAAAATGGCATAATTTTTAAGTTACGCTCTTTAGCAAAACGTTTTGCTTCCTGCATATTAAATTCAGCTTTACTATCCCAAATCGTCATATCTTTTAGCTTATAAAAATAGAGTGTAGGAAATAAGATATCTACGTGGTTCGCAATTTCAGCATATTGATCATTAATTTTTCTGAATTCTGCTTTTTTTTCAGGGCTGAGATAAGCATTCGGAGTCAACTGAGGTAGTACTGCATAAACACCGACTGGCGCTACACCACCAAATTCTTTATAAAGTCTTAAAGATTCGAGAATAACTGGTAGGTTTTTTTCTGGCTCATATTGAAAGGATGTTTCGATATCAAAGCAAATCGGCATATCCGGATCTAGCTTAGATTGCTCTGCAATCAACTTTATTTTTTTAGGATCTGGTTTTTCCTTGCTTAAAATCATTCCCATTGTAGCGACTCTAATACGCTTTATATTTTTATTTTTCATGAATTTATTAAATTCATCTTCATTCTTAGTCTGGATATGTTTGTTGTCATTAGTGGTGTAATTACTCCAACGCATAAATTGATATATATCAAATGCATTTGCTTGTGTGCTTAGGAGTAGACCTAATATAAGCGCTTTTGTAGTAGAAGTTTTGAACATTTTGCTTCAATAGATATGGTGCGAAGAGAACATTATATGATCAATTGTTTTTGAGAAATTAGACAGTTTTTGTCAGCTTTGCGTTGAATCTTTGTCGCTCTCAAAAACTAATTTTAGGAGGTGAAAATATTCTAAATACTTTAAAAGTCTTAAATCTTTCATAAGCACCCAAACGGGTGCTTTTTTATTGTCTATTGGAGACAGGAAATGCAAGAACAGGCAGCAAGCGCGGTTGAAGCTGCTACAAACACAATCGCAGCAACAGCATCCAAGGTTTCATATACATCAGCGGGGTTATCAGTGGCAGCGTATGCAGCAAGCATTGATTGGGCGGTATGGGCCTCAGTCTTTATCGGTGTAATTACTTTTTTTACCACACTGTATTTTAAACGGCGAGATGACAAGCGGGCCCAGGAGATCCACGAATTGCGCAAGAAACAATACGAGCAGACGAAAGAACGCTTGAAAGGGGATCTAGATGACAAGTGAACAGACAAGGGCTTATTTGGCCTTTGCATTGCTGGGGTTAATGTTCGTCATGGTAATCGCATTATTCTTTGTCGATATGCCACGCGAAAACAGCAACCTTATCAATACGGCCTTAGGTTTCATTGCTGGTGCGATGACAACTGCCTGCGGTTTCTACTTCGGTAGTTCAGAGCAGGAAAAGAAGCGGGACAAGGACGCCCCAAGTCAGTAATTAAATTTTTTACAACATGACCACCTTCGGGCGGTTTTTTACGCATAAGGAAAAATGATGAGTATTGCAAAATTACAGAAAGCATTAGGTGTTAATGATGATGGTATTGTTGGCCGTGGAACTTTAACCGCCTTATTCAAAAAACTAGGCGCTTCTCAGGTACGTGCGGAAGAGCTTGCACTTGCAGCGAACGTACACATGCGGACATATCATATTTTAGACAATGATTTGCGCCTGGCACATTTCATGGCCCAATTGGCGCATGAGTCTGGTAATTTCCGCTACATGGAAGAGATTGCCAGCGGTGCAGCCTATGAGGGTCGTAAGGATCTGGGCAATACAGAAAAAGGGGATGGTACCCGATACAAAGGCCGTGGACCAATCCAGTTAACTGGCCGTGCAAATTACCGAAAATATGGGCGTGCTCTTGGCATTGATTTTGAAAATAATCCTCAGATCGTAGCATTGGCGAGTATTGGGATGCTGGTGGCATGTAAGTACTGGTATGACAATGAGCTAAATGAGCTGGCAGATAAAGACGATATCAACATAATCACACGGCGTATCAATGGTGGTTTTAATGGATTGAATGATCGTATGAGTAAGTTAAATACCATGAAGAATATGTTGGGGAAGTAATGCGATACCATTGCAGACGCTCATTAGCTGCCTTGGTACTGAGTCTCACAGCATTGATACTTTTACCTGGTTGTACTGCTCACACTATAAACAATAATATTCATGTCGGCATATGTGTAAAAGCCCTCTGATGAGGGCTTTAATTTTTAAGTTTTTTTATATCTGTTAGCTCTGCTATATAGTTTAGATCTGCTCTATAACTTTTAATTAAATCGTTAATTAGTTCTTTCATCAATTTATGATCAATATGCTCATCAACTTTCAACTTTAGTATATCGAAGAACTCATTAATAAATAAACCAAAGTTCGCATTCACAATCTTCATTTTTGGATCTTCCACCTGGCGATTAATGATAGCGAGTTTTGTAGTAATCTTTGTATGCATTAACTTTACAGCGACAAAATTATAATCTTTCGATGCAGGGTATCCTTGCATTAGATCAATTAGTTGCCCATTTAGTTCAAAAATTTCATAAGCAATCGAGCGTATAAAAGTTGTTCTTTCTTGGATGCGCCAATCATTAAATAAGTATGCAGCAATGATAGCTGCTCCTATAGTTGTAATACCACCAAAGATTCCAGAAATGGTAGACAAGCTATCTTTTACAGCTTCACTATTACCCCAATAAGCAAATAAAATTGCAAGAATACTAAATATTAAAAAAGTAAAGATTATGGCTGCGACCGCCATACTAAAAACAACTACATTTTTATTCATTTGTTAACATTCCTACTATTTTTTCAACTCCTTAATGTTATTAATTATCTTTGTTATTTCATCTAATTTCTTGTCAAGAGTACCAGTTTCAATTTCTTTCTTATCAATTGGCTGAGTGCTATAATTACCAATGAAATATATTGGAGCTAACTGAATTATAAGTTCTTTCCTTTGTTCTGGTGTAAGCTCTTGCATGTATTCTGGCAAAGCGTTTAACTCTAGATATCGCTTATTATAAAAATCATGAAGTTTTTGATTGTATTTTCTTTCTTTGATTAAATAAGTTAAAAGTCCACTAATTGATAGTATTACTGAAAGGAAAACAATCATATTGTAAATATCTTTAAAGCTATCTTGGTAATAGATAATTAATATTGATTTTAATAGTAAGATTAATATTATGGTTATAAATGATATAATAATGTAACGATTTAACTCAATTAAGATGGTATTGATATTTTTTGCTTCAGTTGCAAAACTTTCTACAAGTTTCTCATTATTGTTTTTGGTGATGTTAACTTTAACATCATGTGCAATTTCTTTTACCTCATCCACTAATTTTTTTGTATCTTCTATATTTTTTATATTGTTGAATATATCATCAATAAACTCCTGTATTTTTATACCATCATATAGTGTTTGATCTTCTTTGTATAAAATATTTCTAATATCAACGAGAGTTTTAGATGTTTTAAATTTTTGCAAATCATTATATTCTGAAAAGTATTTAACCAAAAGGTTGTCTTTATCAAAGTTATCAATTTTTTCTTTTATGTCTATAACTAAATACGAAACTAGATCATTTGTGTAAATTTCAGGTGTTGGTAATGTTTTATTATAAATAATATTGAATTTATCAATCTCAATTATAGTATTTTCAATTAGTTCGCTAATCGCTTTACTTGTTTGAGCAGCGTTAATGTCAAGTTGTAATTTCTTTAACTTTTCCCTAGATACACCTAAAAAGTTAAGAATACTCTTATTGTAGATTCCATTAGACGTAATGATAAAAATATTAACCTTTTTTATTAAATCTTCTAACGGATTTCTTATAGAGTTAATTGCGGAAGCTTTTCCTAATAGAGATATAAGAGGGGAAGCTTCAAGCTCAGAATATAACTTAGGTAAGTAAAAGTTAATAATAGAATCTTGTAACTTCTCTATATCTGATAAAATTTGATTAGTGTTGCTCATTGCAATGTAGTTTTAATTTAGATACGTAATCTTACTAATTTATAATTAATAAATCATCCCATTTAAAGGGATTTTTACTTAATTTATCCCGGCTCATCGACCAGTTTCGGTTAGGTACAAAACAGGGGCCAATACCAATTTTTTTCTTTCCAAATTTCTGGTGCACGCATTCCATAGCTTTCATTAGCCTTTCTTTCTTTTCTATCTCATCAAAATCTGTTAATAGATCATAGGTGTGGCCACTCTTAGGCTCTAGACATGTCAACAACACGCCGCACTTCTTATATTTAATCCCTGCTTTGTAAATATGATTCAGCATCAATGTAGCAGCTTTCGCTAAATCTGGAGCAAAGTCTGTAGGTTCTGGAAACGTATAGCTAACCGACTTGTTGTAGAAGGGCACATTTGGATCGAAAGGGTTGGATTGAACAAATGCAATGATGGTACCGCAGAGCAAATCCTCACTTCTTAACCGTATGCATGCGTCCTGAGCATACATTGAGATGGCTTCTTTTAAGTCCGTCAATTCAGTTACTCGAGATCCGAATGATCGACTGGCAACAATCTGTTTTTTGCTGGGGGGCGTGTGTTCAATTTCGATGCATGAAATTCCCTGTAGTTCAGCAACGGTTCGGGCCATTACAATAGAAAAGCGTTTTTGCATCTCACGTGGATCTGAGCTTGCCAAGTCAAGTACTGAGTTAACGCCCATTTCCTGAAGCTTCTTCGATATTTTACGTCCAACCCCCCAGACTTCAGAAACATCGATCTTCGCAAGATAATCCTCTTTATTGCACAGATCCATATTCACCAGATCGCACACACCATCAAAGCCCTGATTTTTCTTTGCTATGTGATTTGCAATCTTTGCTTCAGTTTTTGATCGACCTATGCCAACGCAGACAGGCAATCCGATCCATTTCAGGATCTTTTGTCGCATATCTTGGCCATACTCGGTTAAATCATAATTTTTATAATAAGCTGTCAGGTCTAAAAAGCACTCATCAATAGAATAAATCTCTTGTTCAGCTTCCGTGACATATTGACCGAGTATCTTGTGAAACCGGCGAGACATTTCGGCATAGAGAGCATAGTTACTAGAAAGTACCTGAACATTATGTTTCTGGACGATATCTTTAATCTGAAAGAGGGGAACTCCCATTTTGATACCCAGTGCTTTAGCTTCATTTGATCTGGCAACAGCACAACCGTCATTATTGCTCAGTACAATGACAGGCTTATCTCGTAAGCTTGGATTGAACATGCGTTCGCAGCTGACGTAGCAATTGTTTACATCAACGAGTGCAAATACTTTATTTTCGGATTTCATGACTTTCTTGTATTCTTCAATACAAAAGTAACGACACCCCAGATTTCTAATTGTTGTCCATCATTTAAATATATATTGCTGTATTCTGGATTTTCAGCTTTTAACCAGATTCCTGTTTCATCCATCATCAGGCGTTTAACAGTGAAATCGTTATCAATCAATGCGACAATGATATCTCTATGCTTAGCTTCAAGACTACGGTCTACAATGAGTTCGTCATCAATATCAATGCCAGCGTTTATCATTGATAGTGATGCTACTCTTACGATGAAAGTTGCACACTCGTTCTGTATCAAGTGCTCATTCATATCTATTTTCTTATCGATATAATCTTGGGCTGGAGAAGGAAAGCCCGCAGACACTTTCTCGATCGCAACTGAAATCTGCATTCTCATAGAGGGCTCAATAAGCGAAATAGACCCTATATCAGAGAAGTACTCACGCCTTAAATGGTTCTTGATTTCGATGATTTGTGAAGATGAGCTCAT